CATTAGTGGTTGATAAGTCTTCGTTGTTGACTATGATCTCTGTGGGTATTTCATAATCATAAACAGATAGCAATTTAGTGTTATATATAGAGTAAAAGTGAGATTCAATATAATGTTTATCAAAATTATACTGTTTATTAATCTCATAATTATCTATTAAACTTAAATCTGCTTCAGAGTATTTCTCGTTATCAGTTATAGAGCTTAAAGGTCTATCCAGTAATGTGTATGTTACTTTTGCCATTTATTACTATTTTAATCTGTACCCAACTTCGTCTTCTCTTTCGGGATCCTTATATGTTATTACTCTTGCTGTTATTTTATTCTTAAAGTAGTTTGTTTTCTTAAAAGCGTCTACTATTGAAGATGCCCTATAACCTGCTTGGGTTAATTCTGATACTATAAAGTCAAGTGTCATATCGTTAGCAGTATCTCTATTTGTAGGAATAAGGTATTCACGATTTGCATTACCATTATAGTTACGTCTTCTTTTTGAGTAATACCCTGTATCGGTATTATCTTTTCCAAATAGCCAATACCACTTTCTACTGTAAGATTTAGCATAGTTACGGAAGTAAGTTGAACCTCGGTGGAATCTAAATATAGTGTATTGACTCTTAACTATAAACCTATAAGCTAATCCAACACTATCATTTTTATTACCTAGTATACTATATATTTCATCTACTTCTCCTGTATCTGCTGCTGCTGCTGTAGCAGCGTCCTGTGCTGCTTTTTCTTCTGCTGCCTTTGCAGCTGCTGCTGCTGCTTTTTCTGCTGCTTCGTTTGCTGCTGCGGATGCTTGTTCAACTGCAGAGTTAGCTATTGTATTGGCTTGTTCTAGGACAGATATGGTTGAATTTGCTACGTCTAATTGACCTTTTAATAGAGCCATTTGTTCTGCGTCTTCGAAGTTTATTTGACCTCCATTGGCTAATTGTGTTTCTAGTTCCAATATACGTCTGTTTCCGTCTAGTATCTGAACTCTTAGGGAAGCAACTTCATCTAATAATGGTTGTATGTTTTCTAATTGAGCGTCAATTTGGTAAAGTTCTGAGCTTCTTTCTACAAGGTATTGGTGTGATGTATTTTCTCCCTCTATTGGGATTAACATATACAATTTATCGTAGAGTCTAAATAACTCTTCTACAGTATCGGGATCTATTAACGGTTCAGGTTCTTTATAAAATTTAAAGTTCCTGTCTATCGTACTTTTATACCCGTCCCTGTTAAAGACAGTTTTTCTAATATCTACCTTTCTATCCATTTCTTACTACCTTAAATACTTGATTGTTATCTACTACTGTAGTTGTTCCGTCTATTTCTGTTTTAATTAAAATCCTATAGTACCTTTCTGGCTGTAATCCATCCATGTATACGTCAAAGTAATTAGAAATATTATCTGCGTTTATCTTAGTATACTCATCGTAATCAAAAACCATTTCTTCTGTATTTTCATCTTTCAATCCCCAGAAAGAACCAGTAGGTAGTGTATGGTTAACTGTATAAGCAGATCCTGTTGTGAATGAACGTACAGGGTTCTCCGGTCTTACATGCAATCTAAATCTCTGTTTTCCTTCATCTACATACTTACCTTTATTGTTCTTAACAGAGACTACTACATCAGGAGTTGTCACTTCTTGTAATGTTGAAGAGTGTGAGTAATCGTTCCATTGCAATTCTAAGAATGGTGGGTATATTGTATTGGTATCTTCTCCGTAGTACTTTAACCTTACGGTAGATGTCTCGTTAAATTCAATTGAGTCTTCTGCTTTAACTATAAATCCGTTGTTACTAAGGTACCCATTAGTCATATACACGGTAGCATTTGTTACGTCTACGTCTAAGTCGTGGGATGAATTTTTGTTAAATGATTGGCTTCCTGATAATATTGTCGGTGCACTTCCTGATGTAAAATACCAGCTACCTCCGCCTGTAAGGGTTGCTTCAAAAGAAGAGGTAGTATGTAGTTCGTTAGTATTTAAAGTAAAGCCTAATTCAGATGTTGTCGTAATTTGTTGAGAAACGGTAGTCCATGGGTGGTTAGTACCTGCTAATCTATTTTTCCAACTACAGCCTGATTTATTTATCGGTATGTCTCCAAATTTCCCTGTTCCTTCATCCCATGTTTCTGCGATTGGGTGGACTTTTAACGTATAATTAATAGGTAATTCGTTTGCATAATTTAGAGCAAGATTTAATTTGGCTTTAAAAGGAGGTGTGAGTGTTTCATCAATAGGGTAGCTTACCCCGGCTTTATCTTCTAGTACCTGTTTTATTTCTGCTTCATCAAATTTAATCAAACTTCTTAATGTTTGTCCTGAATCAGATGTAGGGTATCCTCCTACTTCTAATAATTCATCTCGCCCTGTGTTAGCAGTGGATCTCTCTGTGGAGATGAATGCGTCTTGGATTGGGAATATTCTGTATTTAGCCATATTATAAAGTTGTTATTCTACCTTTTATATCTGTACCTGGATATTTTACTTCAAATATCATTGGATCTAAAGACGGGTAAAGTATGTTATTTTTCATTGCTCCCATAACGTCGTAATCGTAAAGAGAATAACCTTCTCCGGATAAACTCTCTAGTTGAATGTTCTGTACTGTCTGAACTCCTTTTACTCTGTCTAGTAAGGTGTATATCGCAGAAATATTAATTGGCTGGTTTATAGACCAGTTATCTATATTAAAGTGGTCCTTTAGTACATCTGTACACCCTTTAAGCACTTCTCTTGAATTCATATTAGGCAGTGCAATAATATCAAATTTTATTCCTAAGTTAATTGTAAATGCATCCTTGATTGTTAGACCGTCTGTTAACATCATATATGGAGCTAAGTAATTTCTTAGGTTTGTTTTTAACTCTGTTGATGCTTTAACTGTATTTTTTAGGTTATCGTAAGCTAAAACATATAAAGTTACTCCTAGTGGATTATCTGGGTCATTGTGTGCATCAGCTGCAATGATGGATTCTTGCTGTGTAACATACGTCTTAGCAATTGATCCATAAGCAGAAGGCATTGTCATAGCTCTAAACGCAAAGTCTTGAGCAGTCACCATTCTACCTTGTTCGTTAAACGCTTTTAAAGAGTTCTGTCTTAACTCTTCTACAGTGTCTCCGTCTTTACCTCCTGTTGCTGGGTTTGGATTATTGACTAGTAATGTGTCCGAATATGTTAAATCTGCTGCTGTCTTATTTACGCTTTCTATTGTATTTAAAGTATTAGCTTCTACGTTTGACTCTATGCCTCCACCTTTTAAGTACCTTATCGTTAATGTTGTATTGGCAGGGGCATTTCCATATGCACCTGTATAGAGGAAGTTAGAAGGGTCATATGCCTGTAGGCTTCTATTTCTACCTTCTATAGGTACGGGTGATCCTACATTTGTTGGGTTTGGTAGAAAAGTGTCAACATCAGCTGTAGCAGTACCTGCTCCAAATTGGATTTGCAGTTGACCTAAAGAGTTGAACCGTGTAACAAATCTATTAGAGACTTTTGATGTTGAAACTAAATAAGGTACCTTGTTTGAATTATCTCCTCCGTTAACTGTTTCGCTGTAGACTGTTTCCTGTCCTAAAAATGGAACTTCCTTCCAAATGTTATTATTACTGTCTACTATATCAACTATACCTATAATATCACTATCCTCTATTAATATTGTTAAGAACTTTGATGCGGTTCCTATTGTTTCTGTTTGAGTAATTACCTCTCCACTTTTAGCTTTAACTTTTTTAATAAGTTCGTACTCAGCTGGTAGGTTATTATCGATAGAGTAAACTAATGCTTCTGTTGGATCATACGAACTAGAAAAAGAAAAATCTACTTGATCTTCTATTAAGAATTTCTGTACACCGTTTGATACTACACTATTAGCTCCTATGGTTAACGCTTGGTTAAAATTAGGTACATACTCTGATCCAGATGCTGCTACTCTCTGTCTTAATTCTATTTCTACAGAAGAAGCTGAAGTAGTTCTTGGTCTGTATCCCATCTGATAAGCAAGAGTATATAGGTTACTAGGGTCTTGTGCGTACTGAAGATATGTTTCCTGTAACTGTGTATCTTGATAGTATGATAGTATATCTCCTACATATGCTGCCATTTCTACAAACATCATACCTGGTGATGTTGGTGAAAAGTCGTTATAGGTATCTGGGAAGTAGTTTTTAGCTAGATCTACTAGCTGTGATTTTAGACTATTAAAGTCTTTGTCTGTGTATTTTATGTTAACGTCTTGAGCCATTATTGTTCGAAGTTAATTGTTATTTCATCCTCTGCTTCGGTGTCTCGTATATTAAACTTAAGAGAGAATAGGACTGTATTATCATCTACAGCGCTTGTTAGAATGAGTTCTTTTATATTTAGGTTAGGGAAGTATGTTAATATCTCTTCCCGTATGAGTAGTTCTATACTTGTTAAATTATCTCTATTGATATTAGCAAATATTAGATTTCTTATTCCTGAGCCGAATGAAGGATTAAAGTACCTCTCTCCTTTACCTGTGAGTATAAAGTTAATTAAATTAGACTTAATA